TTGTATCTAGGTAATGCACTTCCCATTTCAGCAGCTTCTTTTAAAGCTTCTATTGAATCAAACTTTTTAGCATTCTTATCAAATTGTATTTCAAATCTATCTAAAAACGATTTGTCTGCTTCTGTGAAATCAGGTTCTTCGGATTCTTCAGTTTCTTCTGCTTCGATTGGCGTATCTTCGCTAGTGTCTACATCTTCTTCCGTTGTAACTTCTTCTTCTACGAAAGCTTCTTCGCTAAAGAATTGTAAATTAAATCTTTTAATAGTCATTGGCATATGACTCCTTTCTTGTTTGATCCCTGGCATGGGATATAAATATATAAAAACGCCACTACAATTAAGTAATGGCGCTCTAGGCACTCTCTAATATTTAATTTTTAATAAATCTAATAGCTTGTATCTTAACTTCTTTTTACCTACAAATCTAATTCTTACTGCCTTTGAAAACGATGCTTCGGGTTGATATAAAATAATATCTCTCACCTCTTTTATTTTATGTATTTTGTGTATTTCAGTAGATAAATTAAAAACACATAAAAAAGTATCTTCGTCCTTAACAATTGCTGATGTGTATAAGTCTTTCATCTGTACCTCCTTAGGGTATCTAAATTGGTTTATAATCTGAAACGTGTCCATTTAAAAAACGATTCATTTCTTTGCATCTGGTACACTTTATTTTTATAACGTCAAAATCATTTGTAATTTCTTTTAATTCAACCGTAGCTAAAAGCTTATTACACTTATGACATCTTAATTCTTTCATTGTACCTCCTTGGGTATCTCGTAATACATAGCCATAACAGGTACTAATACGCTACCAAATGGCTCTATAACCGTTTCTGTCTTAGTTATCTTAGCATTAGGGTGTTTATGTCTTATAACACCTCTCATCCTTTGATATGGATTGATTCGATTATACTCACTTTCTCCTACTTGTTCGTATATTTCCTTTATAGCAACATATTTCATATTGTATTCACCTCATATTATATAGCAAGGTTAGGATTTGCACCTAACAGTATCAAGGACCCTCCAACCACACAGCAGGATTCGAACCTACGCGACCAAGATTTCGTTTTAAGGCTTAGTGTTTACTCTTACACTTTTTAAAGTGTTTTACCATACTCATATTAGCGTATGTCTATTCCACCACTTGCTATAGTATAATTATACTATAAAAACCGTATGTTTTCAAATTATAGTTATCTAACGTTCGTTTATTCTTCTGTGATTGGTGGTTTAGGTGCTTCGGATTCTTGTCTAATTAGTTTTTTAAACATTACACACGTTGCAGTAGGACAGTAAAAAGTCTGAATTAACTTAACTTCATTAGTTCCCTCTGCTGATTCAAATCCACTAGGCCCTATATACATATCACCTTCACATGATTTACATTTCATTATTGCCTCCTATTAATTGTTTTATATATTCTTTCTGATCGTCCGGCTCCATATTAGCAAACTCTTGTTGTGTCTGTTCATCTTGGCTTTGTACGAACATTAACATGAATTGTTGTAATAATTGTTCGTCTTCGTTATCCTGGATTAAACCGTCTAAGTCTTTAATAAGGTCGCTAGGAATACGTTTAAATATTTGGTTAGGGTCTGTAATTAGCCCTTTGTCCCAGAAGTCCATTAAGAATTGAGTACTAGTTACTTCTGACCATTGAGTAGAAGCGCCTACATCTATTCTAGTAGTAAAGTTCGTGTCTGCATAATCAGTACCTACAAATTCTACTTCGTTTCCTTCTTCGTCTTTCATCTTTCTAGTAATATTATACTTAGTTTTGTAGAAGTCTTCCCATATAAGAGCCACTTGCTCTAGATAGTCATATAATCTACGTTTGTAAGATTCATTAGGTATAGAAGCTTGTTTAATCTGTGTTAATAGTGCTGCAGCATTCTCAGGTCTTGCCTCACCTTTGATATTTTGGTTAACACCTGCAAGGTCTTGTGTTCTTGTTATGCCTTCTTCTACTGATTTATCAACATCTATTGTCATTGCAGTAGGTTGAACAAATGTCATAGCATTGCCTAGTGGTGTCTGTGGTGCTACTGTAACAGGGTTAACTCCACCAATTGCATTAGTAAATGATCCTAACATGTTTTTATTGTACAATACTTTAGGTATAGCTAACATTAAAGCATGTTTATGTCTTGCTGCTTGTTGTAAGTTAACTACTCTTTGATTCTCTAAGTAGCGAGTCATTTCAGCTTCACCATAGATAAATCTTTTTCTAGGCTTATAAGTAAATACTGCTATTGGATATCTAGATAACTCTGTATCTTTCCAATCTTCAATAATTAATGTTTTAGTTGTAAACGAACAGTGTATAGTACCTTCAATCTTTTTAAAGTTAACTACTAATGTAGCTAAATCATCTTTATCTCTGTTGTTATCTTGTTCTGTATCAGTCTTTTCAAAAGCTGCATAAGTTCTTTCTTCTTCATCAGATGTAATTGTTTGTATTTCGTCTTCATCAACACCCTTTTGTTTTGCAAACTCTTTTAACTCTGATACTGTCATTCTAATAGTTAACTTGTTCCAGGGTTGCTTTTGTATATCTACTTCTGAAGGATTAGCAACATATAAATCAATCATATCTACTAATTGACCGTTGATATCGCCTACTGACACAAATGAATTGCCTTGTTTTATACTATCATCCCAATACCAATAAGATACTCCTATACCTTGAATAGCGCCATCTAACACTACTTGTTCATTCTTGATATCCATCTTAAGACGTTCCCAGTTCTTTTTATCAACTAGATTCATAGCTTTAACAGCATTTTGGATTTTCTCGTCTTCTAGGTCCATATCATCTACTGATCGTTGTATAACTAATTCGTTTGCTAATATAGAAGCTACTTTAATATCAGCTGTTTGACCAACAAAGTTATAATTAGTTTGTCTTAGATTCTTAGAATTAATTCCTTTCCAGTTAATACCTGTGTAGAATTCTTCATTAACTCTAGCTATTTCAAATAGTGAGTTAGATGTTTTATAGTTTCTTGAATCTTGTAAGTTCTTCCATTCTTTAACCGGATCAACTGTTTTCTTGCCATTATCCTTTGGCATTAGTACTCACCCCCTGCTTTCATTTCTTCTTCAATCTTTTCTGCAAGCTTCATAGATGTTTCTTTGTCCATTACTTGATGTTTGTTAATTGTTATCATACCTTTACCTAATGCATAACCGATAAAAGTACCAAGTGTTACTAGTGTTAATATGTTTACTGCTATTAATACGTAAATCATAAATCCTCCTTAATAACTATATGCATATCAAATACAATCATATACTCTTCTATTACAGTATAAGGTAAAGATGCATCTTTTAATCTTTCGAACTCACTTTTTGTTAATTCTATCGTGTTTGGTTCTTTGTTATTAATTAGCAAAAACTCTCGTTTAATTCTTAATATCATTTCAAATATACTTTCGTAATATACCCTCATAAATCCTCCTTAATACACTTCACCGCATATAGTGTTATCGTTGTTTGTTGTTGTTCCGAAAAATGCATCTTTAACACCTATGTTTTTACGTTGTACTTCACCATAGAAATAAATCATCTGTGATATAGCTTGTGTCATTGAATCTACACTATCATCATGTGCTCCATTAGGAAAAGCATACCATTCTTGAAGCATAGTTGATACAAACCCTTTGTTTCTAGGTAGTTTAACATTACCAACTAGATAAGGTAATACAGATTGTACTCTTGATTCTTTACCACCTAATGGGTTAACAGGAACTATACCAGTCATTTCTTTATTTAATACATTCATTATTGCTGATCCGTTTGCTTTATCTTCAACAAATATCATTCCTATTCTAGGATATTGTTGTTTAAAGTTTCTTATAGCTTGTAATGTTGCTAAGAAATCCATTCTAGCATTTAAGTTATCTATCAAGAAGAAACTATTCCTAGCCTGACCCCATACTTGTATATCAACTTTATCTGATTTAGAAGTATCTTTGAAGGTTGCATCTACACTAATGCATATAATAGGTATTTTACTTAGAAACTCTGGTGTAGGTACATACCAATTCTTATCATCTTCAAACCATTCTTTTTTAATCATGTTACCTTCAGCTGCTACTGGTCTACCTTGATACAATGCATTAAAGTCTTCAGGATATCTTTTTCTAATTTCTATAAAATCTAATCCGTATCTTTCAGGCCATAGAGGTTGTCCAGGTATTCTACCTAGTATATCGTTTTCTTCTGCTTCTAGTGGTAGGTTTATAACTTTCCAAGGTAATGGCTTACCGTATTCAGGATTTAATAAACGACCGCACAAATCATCCTCGTGCCATCTAGTCATGATTACAATAACAATAGGTGCTATCTCCAATCTAGTAGATAAACTTGATACCCATTCTTTCCATATTTTATCTCTTTGAACCTCAGACCTAGCTTCTTCTGATGTTTTAATAGGATCATCTATAATAAGTAAGTGTGCACCTTTACCAGTAATACCACCTAATATACCTGCTTTAATCATTTCGCTGCCATTATCAAGTGTCATTCTATCCTGGTTATCAGATGTTACTTTTACACCGAATATGTTTTGTTGTTTTATTTTATTACTATTACTCTTTGCAAAGTCATGCGCTAACGTAGAAGAATAAGCTGTCATAATCACTTTAAATTTCTTGTACTTACCCATAACATAACTTGGAAGTGTTTCTGATATATGCATAGATTTTCCATGTCTAGGCGGTACTGATAGCATAATATACTGTGCTTCAATTGGTATATCCCCTCTGAGCATACTATCTCTTTTAGACAAAGCATCATCTATTGTAGTAGATATAAACTCACCATGCCTATTATAGACGTAATCATCATGAGTATACTTAACATATGAATAATAATCATTTCTAGCTTGGTCTGTGTTCTCTTCTTCCAGCAGCTTTAACAGTTCTATTTCTTCTTTATCAGTTAACATTTAATCACCTACAATGCCTTTAAACACACATATTTTCCATCATAAATCATTCTAAATCCTATACGCTCACCTATTATCTTTACGCTTTCAGGGTAATCGTAATGCTCCAAGAATTGTTTTGGAAAACTTTTTATTTCTCCACCTTTAATTGCTAATAAAGGTTTTGTATCTTCAAAATCATTCAAGTCAATATATTTCATAATACCTCCAAGTGTTCTGTACGTGGGACAAGTTAACTAAACGTTGAAATTTAGCCATTCTTATTTTTCTCTTTTCTTATCAAGTTTCTTATAATAATCAATAACATGATAATTTTTCATGCTTTCTAATATCTTTTCTTGTTGTTTTATCGGAAAAAACTTTACTTTCATACCACACTCCTTGCAATTACTTACTTGTTGTTTTTCTCTAATAACTCTTTTATTCGTGCTTTTCTCTCTTCTGAAGATAAAACTTCCTCATTTATATTATGATTAATGTTATTTGACTCAATTTCTTGCTTATCTTTATAGTTAAATGTATTTTTAATGTATAATTGTGCCATATAAGTGTTGTGTTGCAACGTTTCATCCTCTAACATATTACGAACTTTATTATAAGTGTCAGAGTAATATTCTTTCTGTTTGTAAAATGTTTCTCTTGTAATGTCTGCAAATACACAAAAGCCAGCTATATTAGCAAACCTTTCTTTATTCACACACTGATCAATATATTTTTTAAATTGTTTAATAAATTCTTTTTCATCTTTAAATGATCTTGGATGTCCTTTACCTGTCATTATAATCACCTTCCTCTATCTAATTTCCTTAAACTTTGCTTTGTCTCTTACTACCCATTCCCATTCTTCTGAGTCTATAGGTCTTTTGCAATTTGTACATGTTATATCGTTTTGTAATAGTTCTGAACCACACTTGCAATTGTATTTAACGTCTTCCACTTTTATATAAGCCGTTTTTATTATTTTAACATTGCACGTAAAATTGGGCATACCATTTGTTTCTCTATTTTTCCCAAATTGCTTCATATAGAACTTATTTAATCTATTGCACTCTTTTTCTAACTCTTTAATTTTATTTTCTAATTTGGTTACATCTTTTTGATTAGTGTATGTTTCAGTGTTTTGATACTCTACCATGTATGTGTAGCAGTCTACTTCTAACCCAACAACTTTTTCAGCTTTCTCTTTATCTTCAGATATATACACAAAAGTATCTTCTGTTAAATCTTGATATTTATACACTACATATATTTTATTCATACTTACACCTTCCTATCTAATATTATAACATTTAATTATTGATATGACAAAAGAAGGGAGTTTAAACCCTTCTAATACTCATCTTCTATTTCATTACCACATTCACATATTATTGTTATCTGCCCATCGTAGCCACTTGGTAGCACATCAACTTCATCGTTATCTTTAGCCATATGACTACCACCTTGAGTATATATAGTTTCGTTCCCACATTGTAAGCACTTTACTTTAAAGCCTTTCATATACTTCTCCTCCTGATACCAGTTTAATAACTCATTTCCACAGTCACATTTAACATCTATGGTCCATTCGTATACTTTGACTTTACGCTTTATATCTCTTACTTTACCACAATTGTTGCATTTTATTTCGAATCCTTTATTCACACTATTCTCCTTTATCTACTATGTAGGGTTACTAATAGCTTCGTATTTACTACAAATCCCCTCACAATAACTTTTTTCAGCTTCTTTACATCTAGGTATGTTACCATGTGGGTCATACTCTAAATACAGATGTTTACATACAGGTCTACAAAACAATTTGTTAATATCTTTGTATCTATTCTTTTCATCCATCATTTTATAAAATTTTTGTTCCCAATCAATACCATTCATCTCATCACCTTCTTATAATCTTGCAGCAACTTCCTATCACACTCTAATTGTTCTTACTGATCTACCTTTAATTGTTTTCATTAGATACCTCGTGTATGTTTCCGCATACAACCATTCTCTTTGTATAACTAGGTAAAAAACTTTCTGTCATTTGATATCCGCATATACACCCTTTAAAATGCAACCTGTTCATTTGAAATCCGATATGCCTATTTGCGCAATCGCCGTCATGATAAAACACTTCAAAGCTTGTGTAATTTTCTTCTTCCCATTCTTTTTCTGCAGGATATCTAAGCAAATCCCCTTCATATATCTCTACACCGTTCTTATCTTTAAGTCCAGTATACTGCATAGTAATGTAATTAGGGTAAGTAGCTATAGTAATTGTTTTTTCAAAAGGTCCTTCTTTTACTCCTAACCTCATGTTAGTAATCATTTGTTTATTAATAGTATCCCAAAATCTAAACTTTATTTCTCTCATAATAAATACCTTTCTATACTATATTATATCATATATAATTATTGACTACAACTCACTATTTGCAACAGTTTCATACACTTCGTGAGATAACGTTTCTTTCTTATCTTCTACATAACCTATACCTACATTATATTTATTTACTGTCCATTCTATTAGTTTATCAGTATCTAAATTAGTTAACTCTTGTATTACTTCTGTTAGTTCTTTTATTTGTTTGTCTTTAGCTTCTAATTGTCTTTGATGATGTAAAGTGTTTTTAATTGATCCTACTAGTTCCTGGTATTCTTTCTTGGATATAATCATAGTTTACTCCTTTGCTTTGAACAATTGTTTTTGATAAAAGTGCCATATAAAGTAATGATTGTTTGTTCCTATCATAAAATCATTATTATGTCTTTGTGTATAAAACCCAGGTAGTCTTATTAAAAAGTGTCTGTGATGTTTTCCTTTAGAATATATAATAAATTTGAAATTTGCTAACTCGATACCTTTTTTAGTAAAAAATAAAAATTTAATTTTAGGTTTTCTATTTATAAAATATACAAACTTTGTTATTTTAATATTTTTCATTCTTACCTCTTTTCTTATATCTTGAATCTTCACAATAAACTACTTTACCTTTTTCTGCTACTGCTACTAATTTACCTATCTTTCTTTTGTTACTGGAATACTTCATAGGACCTCCTTTACTGCTTCCCATAATACATCGCACAATTCTTTATTTTCATATCTAAATTCTATGAATCTATCATCTAAAGTGACGTCACTTTTATGTTCTGTATACTCTAAAACTATCCAATTAGATGCATTTTTGCTACGCTTTATATCATATGTGTGTGTAGAATTGTCTAATATCTCAATCATCTTACCTATTGTTAATTGTAAATAGTGTGATTCTCTTTTTTCCCATAGTTCAAATTGCAGATTGCCAGTTTCCGAATGTCCTACAAGTTTTTTTCTAATTTTAACAGGTAATTCTTTAAATTGTTCTACTGTTATATGTTGTTTCATACTATCCTCCTATGATATCCCTTGTTTACGTTGTGGTATTTCTGTTTCCTTATGTTTAATCTTTTAAACTCTACCCATTCTTCATCTGTTAATAATCTCTTTATAGAGCCTACTAACCATTTACTTTTAGGCATCTGATTTTTATGTATAAACTTTATTAACAT